TTCTCTTGTTTCTCGTCCTGTGACACAAAATGATTCTGCTGGAAATATTATCAAGAATAGTGCTTCTCATGTTTCTCGTCCAAATGATTCTGCTGGAAATGTTACGAAGCGTGTTGCTAATGTTTCTCGTCTTGTGACACAAAATGATTCTGCTGGAAATATTATCAAGAATAGTGCTTCTCATGTTTCTCGTCCAAATGATTCTGCTGGAAATATTATCAAGAATAGTGCTTCTCATGTTTCTCGTCCAAATGATTCTGCTGGAAATGTTACGAAGCGTGTTGCTAATGTTTCTCGTCTTGTGACACAATCTGCTGGAAATGTTACGAAGCGTGTTGCTAATGTTTCTCGTCCAAATGATTCTGCTGTTAATGTTATCAAGATTAGTGCTGCCAATGTTTCTAGACAGAATGATGCGACAGATAATGTTGTTGAGAATAGTGTTGCTATTGTCCCTCGTCCCACGACAGATAATGTTATTGAGAATAGTGTTGCTTTTGTTTCTAGTCCCACGACAGATAATGTTATTGAGAATAGTGTTGCTTTTGTTTCTAGTCCCACGACAGATAATGTTACCGTGAATAGTGTTGCTATTGCCCCTCGTCCCCTGACACCGAATGAGGTATCTTTTTGTAAGACGGTTTTCGGTAAAAAGAAACGTAATGGAAATTTGGTTGTATGTAATTTTGATGACAGACCATTAACAATCAAGACGTTTGTGTCTCTTCGTCCATATAGTCTTCTCAGTGACGACGTCGTTGATTTATACTTTTCGTTACTTCAAAATAAAAGTGACAATTTTCACAGCGAGAAAAAAGAACATTTCTTTGGTGCTACTTTTTTCCCCATATTGATGTCTGAAAAAGGTTTATATGATGACTATGAAAGACTTGAAGGGTTTATCATTGAATTTGATATGTTTAATTTGAACAAATTATTCTTCCCAGTCAATATCGATAATGAACATTGGGCACTTGTCGTAGTTGATGTGAAGAAACGATTAATCGTTTGGTATGATTCAGTTATCAAGACAACGTGTGCCGAAGAAAAGTTGAATGGCTTGATGCGGTTTTTACAAGTAAAATACAACGAAAAATTTAAGAGTGGTGAGAGTTCCTCTTGGAAAACACAAATCGCGTTCAAAAAAATGTTCCAACATAACAATTATGATTGTGGAGTTTACGTGTGCGTGTTTGCCAACTGTATTAGTTCCAATATGTCTTTTGATTCATTGCGTGACTCACATATGAGGTTCTTTAGAAAGCATATTTTTTTGTCTATTTGTAATGGAGAGGTAAGACAAGAAACTTGCGAGTAAATGGTTTTATACCTTGTAACAAGTCATAAAAAAGTAAATATTGACTTGTTTTTATACTTAGTTAACGTACTTTTCTAAAGTTGTTTTATAAATAAAAAATGAAATATCTTTTACTGTTTGAACTAATGTTTTACCTTCGTTTGAAGTTGTTTTAGAAATAAAATTTTTGTTAATAAATAATGCGAATGATAAAATAATTATAACTAAATATTCAAATAGATACTTCTTATATTGGTTTTGACTTTTAAATAAAAAAGTCCAATCATTTACATAACTGCACATGGATGTTTTTATATTTTTAATAAAAAATAAATGGACGTCTAATATGCCTGTTAATATGCGATGACTATCTGATTTTTCATTTTTAATATTAATCATATGAAATAATTTATCCTGATGGCATAAATCCAAATAAAGTATTTTGCGATGCTTTTTTTCTTCAAAAATGTAAGGTGTTATTCCATCAATATATTTGTTTTTATAAAGCATATTTCCGTCGATTAAAAAAGGAACAAAGCAAGATCGCAAAACAGAATCAAATAAATCATCAATGGATTTATATTTTTGTTTTATAACTTTATCAAATAAAATATTATTTTTTGTTTTTCTATGATACGTCACATATAAATATTTATTTACTTTTTGCAATATTTTATTTTCGTCACTTTTTTTTAACTGTTTATTTTCAAATAAAATATTTTTATATTCTTTTATAATAGGTATTTTATATGTTTTTTTTAGTTGATTAATTATTAATTGATTTATGTTTTGGGAAAGATCTAATTTATTAAGTGCGTAAAGTAACCCAACCGCAGCACCAACACTGCATCCAGAAATTCGTTTTATTTTTACATACTTTATTTTTTCAAGTTCTTTTAAAAAGTATAGAGCTCCTATTAAATAGCTACCATTAAAAACACCTCCGTCTAAAACTAAATCTAAATAAATAGGGCTGTCACGCTTTGGAAGATTGTCCAATAAATTATTTATATAAGGTTGAAACATATTTTTACAATATATAAATACTTAAAAAGTGTCAAATATACTTACAAGACGATTTAAAAAATAAAAAACAATCGAAAACAATGCACTGTAAAAAATATAACCATTTATATTTAAATTACCATCGTTCTTGAATAAAGAGGGAAACGATTGATAAAGAAATGTTTTGAAAACAGGCAATTGAAAAAGAAAATATAACACACCCAACAAAATAGGTGTTTGTAACTCATTATATATATTTTCAATATTAGTCTGATGGTTCATTTTAATATTTTGTTTTTTTAATATTGTTTCTAAATCGTCTTCATCTGGAATATAATTTTGTTTGTTTGAATTTACTTCTGGTACAAAATTAGGAGATATTTCTTCATCTTGTTGTAATGGTAATGTGTCTATAGGAATATCACGTGATGCTAATTTAGTAGACCCGGTTAAAGTAGCTTGATGTAGTTCATTTACAATTTGATTTATTGTATTGGGGTCTAAACTTATACTTTGTTGAGATTCAGTTATTGGTTCCCGCATTTGTGTTGGGTCATTTATTGTCATTTGAATATTTTCTTTTTCAATTGGCAAATCTTTAATATTAGTTGAATTGCTCATAAATATTATACATATTTACTATTTATAATATTTACGCTTTTATTCAAATTTAATTAAACTACCATCTTCACATTTAGCTGTTTTATAACTGTATTTTACACATTTGTTTCCCACTTGAAATATTTTACCTTCAATTTGTTTAAGTGGTGCGGCATATAACTGAATACAATTATAGTTTTTACAAACTTTTCGGAATAATGATGCTAATCCTAATCCTAATATAATTGACATTATGATTTTACCCGTTTTCGTATACACAAATTTTCCTAAATTCGCCATTATATTATAATATATACTAATAAATTTATTGAACTGGAATTACATTTATCTCCTTTTTGTTCAAAGGGCAATCAACATTTTCTTCTTGATATAAAAAACATTGTTTTGCTCTATCTTGAAAAATTGCTCTATCTACCGTTTGAGGACTAGGATATACGTATACTGTTTTATTTTCAGGACCAATGATATATAAAAAAAGTAAACCAGTTAAAAAACTTGCTATAAAAATTTTAAACGATATATATTTAGTTATTTTTAACACTTTTTGTATCTCAAACGAAAAAGTCATACTATAATATATTTGGTTATTTTATTTTTAGCATAATTAAATAAGTATTTTATACTTAAAACGACTTAAAGAAATCTTTTTAAGTATAGTTGGAGTGTATACTCGCGTCGTTTGCCTTTTTAGCTTAGTGGTAGAGCACTGCACTTGTAATGCAGAGGTCCGGGGTTCAACTCCCCGAAAAGGCTTAAATTTTTATAACATTATATATTTGTTATAAATATTTTTATTTATTTTTACTTGCTATGTTAAACTAACAAATTATTATTTTTGTCTCCAATTAGTTTTATATTTGTTACGGTTTGTTCATTGTCATTTAACACAATTTGGAAGCATTTATATATGTTGGGGGTGGTTATTCTAAACTTGTATATAAATTTATTATTTATTTCTAATTGTTGTAATAATTTTAAACCATTTTTTAAATCTACAGAAGAATAATTCGTATCTTGAGGTAAATATTTGTATTTTATTTGACTTATTTTGCCTTTTACCGTTTCTGAATTCATGTTATTATTTGTATAAACTTGCATTTCTTTTAGTCTAAAAAAATCCTTGAATTTAAAGTCATAATTATTAAAATTATTGACTACTGGATGAACTTCTATGTTATAACTTATATCTGGTCTTAAATTATTTATTTTTAAGTTATTTTCTGAAGTTTTAGAATATACATTTGTTGATGGGTCTTCTTCATTTCCTGAGGTGTCTACTAAATCTCCATTCTTTTCATATAAATTGACAATAAAGTTATCAAAATCCGTTATGTCTTCTGTTACTTGGGATGAAAATGATATGTCTACATAGTTTCGGTCATTTTTTTCTTCGTCTCGTGTTATAACTCCTACATTTGTGTAATAGTTATCATAATTTATGTTGTATATTGATTTGCCATTTGCTAATCTTGTTATATCCATTATATCGACTCCTTGAGTATACTCGGTTGGTAATGGAATTTTGATTATTTTAGACCAAATTTCATAATCATTTAACTTATTTCTGTTTACAATTATTTCTTGTAAAATGTAATGCGAACTAGTTATTTTTTCATCTTCATTATTAAACTTCATTTTTGGTTGTATTGTTTCATTTATTAACACATTTGTTATAAATTGATAAGAAATATCACTACTAGGGTATTGATTATTTAATACAATTTTGAATTGTTTAGTACTATTTTCAGGTATGGATAAATTATTTATTCTCATCTTAAGGTCTACACTATCTGGAACATAATTACAAAAAAATACTTTTCCATTGATGTCATTTGAACCATTTATATTTATGTAACCAGAAGTAAATAAAAGTTCTTGAGACATTTATATATAATATTTTTAAAATATAATGTATAAATGAAATTAAAATTATAATTCGTGTATAAGTGCTCAATTATATTTTCGGATTGTACTTATTGATGTATATGCACCTGAATCATATGTAATTATAAATTCTTGATTTGTCATTTGACTTGCTGTTAATGAATCTCTATTGTTTATAAAAAGATTGACAGTTTCTTCATTTATTTGAAGCGTATTAATTACTGGATTTAAACCAATGTTTCTAAATAAAACATTACATTTTTGAACACTATTATCTTTATTTTCTAATGTTAATTTTAAACTAAAATTATTGTCTGTTATGGATGTGCCTGATAAATCACAATAAATCAGTTTATTATCAATCACCTTTTCATAATCTTCAACTATAGGTGTTATGTTATTATTTGTCAAATTGACATTAATAAGCGACATTATATTATTTGTAGATATTTTTTGTTTTTATTAATTTCCCTTAAGTTTAAATTTTTTTATGTTAGAAAATATGTTAAAATTACTATTGTCAACTATTATGTTAAATGACTGTTTTGTATAACTTATCTTTTTTTCTAAACTTAAATTTTCATTTTCTGAAATTAAACCTTCATTTAAATACAATGGATAATTTTTATTGGAAACATATACCTTTTCAATTTTTGAATCAAATGGAATTAAACAATCAAAACTTAAATTTTCAGTTATTTGTGATTCGTCTAAATATAATTTTATACCACTAGTATCATCACTTATTTCACTAAAATAAAACATTTTGTTTTTTATAACAACATCATTTGTTAAATTTAGGATGGGGTCATTTATATCTATTGCTTCATTTTTTGCTACAAACTCCATATAATATATTATAACATTAGTTTTTATTGTAATGGTTTAAATTCGGTTATTGTCATGATATAACTAAATTCCGGTTTGCCGCCTGTATTGCCATTATATATTAATGTATGTGTTGAATACTGTGAAATTTCTGGGTTTGAACTTTCTGGAACAACTGTTGGTTCATTAAAAACTATATTATAATCTTCAGACGATAAGAAATCTTCAAAACTAATTTGTAATACATTAACCGCATTGTAGACAGGATTTGCTGCTGATATTACTGAAAATGTTAGAGATTTTTTAGTTAGGTCATTTAATAACGCATTTGCATGATTTCTGGCAATTAGTTCTAATGTCCTCCCATCGACCTCTGAATTTGTATTGTCTTTAAAATCATATGTTAGTTCTAAATCGGCTGCGTTAATTTTTTTTTGTAAATCTTCATTAAACGTGTCAGTACTATCACTAATTTCAAAATATTCATCAGTCTCTAATTTAGGATATATAGGCTCTGGAGGGGTGCATCTTTTTATTTTAGCTCGTTGCTTTTTCAATCTCCTTGTTGCAACACTTGACGCACCAACACCACTTCCAACGGTATATTCATTAAAAATCGTATATTTTTTATTTTCTAAAAGCCCTATTAGAGGCAATTTTCTTCCTGCATATGAACCTGCTTTTCTTCCAATTCCTTTGAAGTAACTCATATAATTTATAAGTATATTTTATTATGCTCCATTTTCAGTTTTTAGTTATATTCAGTTTTTAATTTCAAACCGCACTTTTAAGTAATTCAAAAAACAACTAAAAATAACAACTGTATTTATTGTCCTCATCTTTTTCAAATTTAACTTAAAAATTAGATTTTTTGAAACGTCTCATAAACCACAAGACATATTCAAGTAATATGATTGATTTATCTAAATTATAATATATTATTTTTCCATTGATTAAGTTTTTATTACTTTATAATTGTATCTATAATTTTATATTTATATCTTTACATAATTTATAAATTATGAAAATCTCTACAAAAAAAACTTATGTTTTTGTTTTCTTTTTAGTTGTTGTATTGTTGTATAACTCCTATAAAAAATCAAACTCAACAGTAAAAGAAGGTTACACAGGCAATTATATAGATATAAATAAGCAGTTTCGAAATATAAATAAAAAATTTGAAAATTTGAAAAAAGTTGTTGCTGTGTTACAAGCCGAAGTTAGTCTTATTAAAGAAACAATCACCCGAAAATTAAAAAAATAGTTATATAATATAAACACTAAATATGAACAAACTTTATGAAAAATTAATTTTAGGTGTTTTACTTTTTATTGTTCTTTTTAATTTAGTAAGCAATAATTTATTGGAAGGTAATAAAATAAGGGATAAAACAAAACAAATAAAAAACATTAACAAAAACAATAACCAAATGAAAAAAATAACAAATACAGATTTAAACAAAAATAAAAATAAAATCATTAATAAAACAAATAAAAAAATTAATATAAAAAATCATAGTAAAAGCTATAATAGAGATAATCAACAAGACAAAGAAATAACTAACAGAGATAATCAACAAGACAAAGAAATAACTAACTTAAACAACAAAATAAAAAAATTAAATTCACTTTTAATCAATTCACAGAGATTAACAAACGAAAAAATCCCTTTATACATTAATCATGTTAATTCTCAATCTGACCTAAAATTAAATAAAATTCAAGAACAAGTATCAAATAATATCTTAAAAAATCAAGAATTAAAACTATTTAGTGAAAAAAAAGGCAGAGAATTACAAGGCAACATTGATTTACTTTCATCTGATTTAGCAAATAACAATGTTAAATATACCAATCAAATGACTGAAATAAACCATAACTTGGATTTAATAAATAAAAAAATAAATACTTACGAAAAAAATAATTCTAATATTGAAGAAATGTTAAAGAATGTAAATTTACAACTTCAAACAAGTTTTGTTAATAAATAAATAACTTGTTTAATTTATATTGAGTTGCTTCACCTTTTAAGGCAAATACGAAAGTTTCTTTTTTAGTCTCCTTGTTGCAATATTTAAAGCACCTACCCCGCTTCCTGGAACATAACTATTATATATAGGTGTTTTATTTTTGTTGTATGTATTGGATTGATTTAAACTTTGCATTTTTTTATGTTTTAGTGCTTTATTTCTAATGTATTGTTTAAAAAGAAACTGTTTTTTTATATCGTTATTAGTAATAATATTTATACTATCGGTATTATTTTCGGTATTATTTTCGGTGTCATTATTGGCATTATTTTTGGCATTACTATTTTTATTAACATTACTATATTGACTAATTTTACCAGTTTCTTCGTGAAGATTTAATCTTTTCTTAATAGTAAAAATTTGATTAAATTTTGGCATAGTAATAATTTTTTTTTGTGTTAAATATTTTTTATTTGTTTTATTATTATCAATATTTTTCCTGACTAATTTGGTTAATAAAGGAATAAAAATTTTTTTAATAGTTTTATTGTTTTGTTTATTTTTTATCCTCATTAAAAAAAATCTCTTTTTGTTGTTGTTTTTTATTGTTTTATAAAAACGAACAAATTTTAGGTTAACCATAATTTATATAATACTGCTATAAATAAATTTAAGGTTATTTTGTTTTTTATAGGACTAGGTATTTTTTATAATTGTTATTTAACCGTGCTGTCTATAATAAATACATTTATCACAATTTGAATTCATACCCAAATAATGCTTTTTTTTAGTAGATGATTGACAAACGTGAATCATTTCTATATTAAAGTCTTCTAAAACGTCTAATGAATTTATTTCTTCATGATAAAAATTATATCTTTCGTTTAAAATAGGATATCCCAAATTGCATCTACACAACGGACAAGTTACATTATTATTTGAGTTTGTTTTTACATGATGAAAATAATTTGTTAAACATTTTTTGTGATAACAATGACCACAGTCACTTAAATATGCGTTTGATTTTAGTTTAATTTTATCCATACATATGATGCAAATTTCTTCACACCATATATACATTTTATTATTTAGCTTTCTTTTCAAGTCAATATTTCCGATTGTGTCAGGCAATATTAGTTGATTATAAAAACAGCAGCAGTTTAATTTGCAAATTTCAGGGGTTGAACAAGAAATATAATAACTTCTATTTCTTTCATAGACACAAAATACATCTTCCTCTTTAATTGATTTCATTTTTGAAACTTTATTTTTGTTGTTAAATGTTAAATAATTTTAATTAATCATTTTTTATTTAAAATTATTTTGGTTAATATTTATGAAATTTTGCGACTGGGAATTTCTCCATCAACAATATAAATGGAATTTTCTGTAATAATTATAAGTTCTGAATTTGTTCCATTTTTTGTTTTATAAAATTTAACAATTGTGCTTGTATATTCTTCCTCATTTTTTACCAAGAGTTTTTCATTATTTTCTTTAGCACCAATTAGCGCGGTTTTGTCAATTGAAACAGTCCAATAGTCAAGCAATATGGGTTTATCTTCTACTATAGCAATTTTTGCCGCATTTCTTAAAGTAACTTCACTTGGCAATCTATAATTTGTTGTTGGCTCCGACATTATATAAATATTTTATTTATAATCTTTAAATACTATTTTGAATAAATTATATATAAATAAAATGTTTTTTGTTTAACGTAATTAAATATTACAATTTACATAGACAAAAAAATATTTTCCATTTTATCATATCACCATTTTAACAATATTTTTATTACATTTTGCTGCTGTCATTTTCTTCATTTTTTCCCGTTATTTTATTATCAATTATTACTATAATCTTTTTGTTTTTTTTTGTTTTAGTTTTTGATGTATTAACATTTTCAGATTGTTTTATAAGACACTCTTCTATTTTTTCACTTTCAATATTTCCTTGAGAAATAGAATCATACTTCTCAATTAATAGTTTAGAAACAAAATTATATGTCTCAAATAGTATGCGTTCTTTACATTTTCCCATAATTAGAACACTTCCAGTGCGAAATATCATAAATGATACATTTTTTTGTGTTGCAGTTCCATCATTATTGGTTTTTTCATAAGTATATTTACATTGAATACCTGGATACATACACGGGTCATATATAGTTGAAATATTTTTTTCATATTTCAAGATTTTATATAACACATCTCTTTTAATGTAAAACCCACAATTGAAATTAGAGTTGATTAAAACTTCCATATTTTTGTCACTTGTTGGAAGCAAGCATAAATTTACATGTGGCTTTAACATTGCAATTAAATTTTCAATAACACTGTCAAATATTTTCATATCTTTAACACCAGGAATTTCTACTTTTCCAGTGTTAAATAACTTTATATGATATTCTTTAAATTTTTCTTCAATGTTTATCCGCATAATAAAAGCAACACAATTATCAAACGCACTTTTCTTCTTACATCTAAAAGATATTATATCTTTTTTACACAAACCTATACTTATTTTTCTAGTATCTTTAAATTTGACTCTTCCATTTGGATTATTTATTGACGTTATAACTAATTCATCATAGTGTTTAATATGTAGCAATTTATCTTTTATTTTTTGTAAGTCTTCTTCTTTTTCAGACTTTATTAATATTTGTTTTTTTAAAATACCATTTTTTGGTGCTTCATATGGTATTATTGAAATGTCCCAAAATAGTTTTAATATATCTATTTCACTTCCTTCTACAGTATTTGATGTATTTAAAATATTTTTCTCTTGTTTCAAATAGGCTATATTTGTTTTTGTTGATATATATAACGATGTTGGTTCCGGAATGTTTTTTTTATTTGAAATTTCATTTTTTTTACCATTTTCTTTTATATCAGACGATGATAAAAACATTTTCCATTCATCATTAATATCCATTCTTTTTTACGCAACAAATTAATATATTTCTAAACAATCCTTTAAGTTGTTTTAATCATTTTTTTATTATAAACAATAATAAAAATAATCAAGTAATAATTCATTCAAATAGTTCAAGTAATAAATCGTTTTAAATCATTTAATATTTTATTTACCATATCTTTGTCGTTTAATGTTGGCAAACAATGAATTATATTTTCCATATGAAACAATAACTTTGGGGTTACTTTTTCTCTTTTATTTTTTATCAAATAGTTGAATATAATTTTTATTAAATTACTTTTTTCAATGTTATTTTTTAAACTTACTTCATAAAGATATTTCCGATCAATTATTTGACCTTCTATTATTTTTTCTTCAATCTCTTTGCAATTTTTTTCATTTATTATATTTATCTCGTCTTCCAATTTTAAATTACTTTGGGCGCACAATTGTATGAAATTTATCATACTTCTCATATCTGATTTATATAGTTTTTGCACCTTTTCTAATGATTCTATTGATAGATTTAACCCTTCTTTTTCTGATATATATCTTAATTTGTCTATTATATTTTGTTTTGGCAAATCATTAAATCTTATTTTTATAAACTCATTTTGAAGTCCATAATCAATTTTACTTATATAATTACATATAAGACAAAAACGCACATTATTGTTGACATTATTTTCCAATAAATATTTTAACGCTTGTTGTGCGTTTTTTGTCATATAATCTACTTCATCTAATATTACAAATTTTGTCCCTTTTTTAAATAAAGGTTTGGATAATACAAAATTATTTATTTGTGTCCGTATTGTATCTATTCCTCTTTCATCTGACGCGTTTAAATGTATAACTAATGTTTTGTCTATACATCCATTATATTTTTGTTGAAATCCCTCAATGAGATTTATAACTGTTGTGGTTTTTCCTGTTCCTGGAGGTCCGTAAAAAAATAAATTTGGAAAATCATTCATCATTATAATGTTTTCTAATATTGTTCTACTTAAATTATCTAAAACAGTATCATACAAAATTTTAGGTCTATATTTTTCTACAAAAGGAATATTTTCGTTTTTCATATTTTATTAAATACTTTAATAAAACTATTTAAGTCATAATTGACATTTGTTATTTATAAATATGTTTCAAAATAACAAAAGTGTAGATAAAAATTTGTTGGTTAATGAAGTTTTGGTAAATAAAATAAAAAATTGTTATTATGATAAGGATAAGGATAATGATAATGATACTGATAATGATAATGATAATGATAATGACAAGGATAATGATAATGACAAGGATAATGATAATGACAAGGATAATGATAATGACAAGGATAATGATAATGATACTGATACTGATAAGGATAATGATACTGATACTGATAATGATAATGATACTGATAATGATACTGATAATGATAATGAAGAAAAAAAAATAACCGATACTAACACAATTATTCAAAACATTGCAAATGAATTTGAAGTAACACTTCCTTTAAAAAAAAAAAGAGGACGGAAATCAAAAAAAGAAATAGAAATGCTAAATAAAATCAAAGAAAAAAATATTCACAATGATGAATTTATTTACGGTGAATCAAAACACGTCTTAAAATATAAAAAACGTGGTAGAAAACCTAAAGGTGGTAAAATTATTCAAAACGCGTGTAATAATAATTCTGAAACTATTGTTAAAACTAACGTTATTTTGCATTTAAAGTGCTTTTTGTCTGATTTGGATATTAATAATACTAACTTCGATAAGAACTCTTGTTTTGAAGGCATTTCATTGGAAAATAATAATAGTTTAACTTATAATATTATAAAATCTAATGCAAATTCTAATATTAATACTCTAAATAATAACTTATATTGTGAACAATATCAACCAGTTGATGAAGTTAAAGAAAATAATGATGAATGTTTTCATACAAATCATGAACAAGACAATTACAAAAAAATTAATATTAAAGACGTTTATGCTAAACTAAAAGATTTGGAATATTGTCTAAAAACAAACAATATAAATAATAAAAAATCTGCGTGTTTTTATTGCACTTGTGACTTTGATAACCCTCCTATTTATATCCCTAAACATTTAATTAATGGTTATTATCATGTATATGGATGTTTTTGTTCTCCTGAATGTGCTACAGGATTTCTTATGAAAGAACAAACTGACAGTTCCATCAAATACGAAAGATATTTTTTAATTAATAATATTTATTCAAAAATTTATAACTATGAAAAAAGTATAAAACCAGCCCCTGACCCGTATTATACGTTAGACAAATTTTTTGGTAATCTTACAATAGATGAATATCGTAGTTTATTTAAGACCAATAGATTATATATTCTTATTGATAAACCTATTACTCGTTCATTGCCAGAAATACATGAAGATAATGATGACTTTATTATAAATAATAAAATTATTCCTACAAACTATCAATCTAATACTTCATTAAATATTCTCCCTGGATTTTCTTTTTAACTTTTAAGTTTCAGTATTTTTTTTATTATATTCTTTTATTATACTATCCATTTTGTGTCTTATTTGCTTATAAATTTCTTGATTAATGGAAACAATGTTTTCTTCTTCTTTTTCAGGTACACAAAAGTGGTTTTTTATTACTTTCATATAATCATAATTATTCTTTAGTAATTGTAATTTTATTTCATCTTCCTTAAGTGTTGTTTGCCGCATTACCTTTTGGATTAGTTCATTTAAATTCTTTTCTTCCATATTTAAAATTAGAAAATATTTTTATAAAGTATATTAAACACATTTTCATTATTATTATTATTGACATATTAATTATTTATGAACATGGAAAATAGTTTAAACGCTCTTGATTCGGACCCTATTGTTAATGAAGTTAGTGAAGTTGTTAAAAAAGGCATTAATCATCTATTAAGTGGGTTTACAGAAAGGTATTTTATGTTAGAAGATACACATAACAAAATTATGAGTTTACCTAACGTTCAATATCATTTAAATAAAAAAACTAGTGAAAGTTCTCCGGTGGATAATAATAGCAGTTCTTCTTATATGAATGTTGTGACAACTCCTTTTTCAAACTTATTGTTACAAGAATTGGTAGAAAATAATATCAAACTACAAGAAAAAGTTAATTACTTCCATGATAAAATTAATAATTTTGAAACTAAATATGAAACATTAACCAATTTAGTCAGTAAGTTATCTGATAATTCTAATGATTTAACCCAAATGATAGTTAATTTATCGAAGAATACAATAGAATTAGCTGAAAAAACAAAACAAAAACTTTTGAATACAAATTGTAATGCAAAAATTAAAAATAAATGTGATAATAAACAAAATAACAAAGACTATAATGATGTAAACCTTTTTTCAGAACCTGAAGTAGAGACAGAAAATATTTCTAATGAAGATGATTATGTTGTCAATGAATATGTATATAATGATAACAAAGAAATAAATGACAACAAATGTCCTAACAAGGAAGATGATAACAAAACAATTCAAGCAACCGAATATGTAGATAACGCGATTGAAGAGAAGGTAGATTTTAAGGATGTAGATGATAATGAAGAAGTAAACAATGAAGATGAAGAAGAAAAAGAAGATGATGAAGAAGAAAAAGATGCTGAAGATGATACTGAAAAAGATGCTGAAGATGATAATGAAGATGATAATGAAGATGAAGATGATACTGAAACAGATGCTGAAGATGTAAATGAAGATGAAGATGATAATGAAGATGATGAAAAAGAAAATGTTGAAAAAGAAAATGTTGAAAAAGAAAAAGATACTGAAGATGCAAATGAAGATGATAATGAAGATGAAGAAGATGAAAATGAAGATGTTGAAAAAGAAAAAGATGACGTTGAAGATGAAGATGAAGATGTTGAAAAAGAAAAAGATGACGTTGAAGATGAAGATGAAGATGAAAATGAAAATGAAGATGAAGATGAAGATGAAGATGACGTTGAAGATGACGTTGAAGATGAAGATGAAAATGAAGATGAAGAAAACGATGATGGTGATGAAGAAGAAGTATTTAGCATTACTATAAATGGTAAATCTTATTTTACAAATGATGAAATAAATGGAGAAATTTATGAAGATGTTAATGACGATATTGGTAACATGGTTGGAAATTTTAAAAAGGGTAAAGCCGTTTTTTATTAAAACACAAAATTAAAATATAAAAAATAATTTAAGGATTAAACATTTATTAGTATTAGACAAATATGATAAACAGCATAATTACTTTTATATTGTTGTTAGATTTTTTACAAAGACGATTTCCTAAAAAAGCAAATAAAATAAAAAGTTTAGGATCTAATATTTATATTATTATTTATAGTTATTTTGAAGTTCAAATGAAAAAATATGGCATTGATATTTTTTATAATCAGCAAAATGAAAAAAGTTATAATACTATTGAACAAGATAAAGTAGACAAAAACTATAACAAAGATACAAATGATATTATAATAAATAATAAAGAAATATGGGATCTTGTTAACAAACATAGAACATTGGAAAAAGAAAAATACTTTTAAGTTATGGTCAAAATAAATAATAAATTGATTAAACTATATAAAAAAAAATGATTATAAATATATAAATGGTAATACCTGATAATTCATCAACAGAAACTATGAATAACGCATCAGTAAACCAGCAACTCCAAAATAATTATAAACATTTATTAAACAATGAATGGGTTTTGTGGGGTCATTTGCCTCACAATGCTGATTGGAGTATTGGAAGTTATATTAAAATTGCAACATTTAAATATTTAGAAGAAGCTATATCTATTACAGAAATTTTACCATCTACTTTAGTTGAAAATTGTATGCTATTTTTAATGAAGAGCGGTATAAATCCAACATGGGAAGACCCTAAAAATAGAAGGGGTGGGGTATTTTCATATAAAGTTATAAGCAAACTAGTAAACAAATGCTGGAAAGATTTAACATATGTTATAGTAGGTGAAACTGTGAGTAAAGATAATATATTTGTTGAGAATGTTACAGGAATTACCATTTCCCCAAAAAAAAACTTTTGTATTTTAAAAATATGGATGACTGATTGTTCCAAGCAAAATCCAGCACTTGTTACTTCGGATTTAAAGGGATTAAACAATTATGGTTGTTTGTTTAAAAAACATACTCCTGAATATTAAAATAAAAATATTGTGTAAATAAAAATATTGTGTAAATAAAAATATTGTGTAAATAAAAATATTGTGTAAATAAAAATATTGTGTAAATAAAAATAAAAAAATATGACAAAAATAATAAAATAATAAAATAATGTAATAATGATTTAATGTAATAATGTAATAATGATTTAATGAAATTATAAAATAATGATTTCATGAAATAATAAAATAATTAAATTTTTTATGTGTTTTATAATAAATTTACTTTTGTCGTATAAATATAAATTAAATGCCCTTAAAGATTTCAAATACTTTTTCTATTTGTCTTTGTATGATTGTCAAAAATGAAGAAAAAAATATCCACAAGTGTTTATCAAATCTCATAAAACATTTTGATTTTGATTTTATAACTATATGTGATACTGGGTCAACAGACGAAACAATGAATATTATTAATAGGTTTTTTATTGAACATTCTATTTCAGGTGAAATATGTCATCATAAATGGACAAGTTTTGCTCACAATAGAACTCTAGCTTTAGAACAAGTTTATAATAAAACTGATTATGTTTTTGTTTTTGATGCGGACGATATAATTGAGGGTGAAATAGAACTACCTAAACTTATGGTTTGTGATAAATATAACTTCAAATTTGGTAAAGATTTTTTTTATTATCGTCCTTGTTTAATGAATAATAGGCTTAAATGGGAATATATTGGCATTTTACACGAATATATATCTTTGAAAAGTGAAGAAAAAAAAGAAACAACCACAGGCAATATTGAAGGCAATTATTATATTAATTTTGGCACTCACGGATGCCGTAGTCAAGACCCAAATAAGTATCTTAATGATGCGATTTTGCTTGAAAATGCTTGTAATGACCCTTCATTAAATAAATCACTTAAAAACCGTTACACTTTTTATTGTGCCAATAGTTACTATGACGCAGGCAATTATGAACGAGCCTTAATTCATTATAAAACAGTTTTAAACTCTGCAAATTGGAACCAAGAAAAATTCTATAGTTGTATGCGAATCGGCAATATTTATTTTAACAAAAATAATGATGGTTGTGCAATTGAGTTTTGGACTAAATCTTTTACTTATGATTGTGAAAGAATTGAAACTATTATTTTACTTATGAAACATTTTTATAATAAAAGTAATCACTTTATGGTAAATACATTTTTTCATAAGTTTTTACATATTATGACGTTAACAAATGAACTTGAATATATCGATATGAAAAATAAACTTTTTTGTAATTATTCCGAGTTATATATGATACATTTTTATAACTCTATTTCAGCTTTTTACGTAAAAGATTATAAAAATGGTTACAACTCGTGTTTATATTTAATCAATCACGATAAATTTACATCATTAAGTATCGACAATTTGCAATTTTATATAAATCATATTGATTGATTTTTTGGTTCAATTTTAATGTTTCTGTTTTTATTATTTTTACAAAACTTTTTCGATTTTCTTTTGTAAAAATACATTTTTATTATCAACTTTTTTGGTTTTAATTTTATTAGTTTTATACATTTATTTGTTTGTCTAATAACGCTGTTATTGAACCATTATCATGCTTTATTGTTGTTAATTTATATACTCGTGTATCATTTACAGATGTATTTGTTTCATTATTCGTATTTTGTAATATATTTATATCATTAAATGATACCCAATTCGCATCTATATTTGAATTATGTGTTACTATTAACTCATTAATTGGTTTGGATACGTTGTTATTGATAACCGTTCTTATGTAATCATCAAATAAACTGTTTAAATCACCTTCCGTTATAGTGCTAGATATTTTTACACGATAAATATTCTTATTTTGAATATAAACATTGGTTAAACGTTCAAACATGTTTATGGATGAATCATATTTTATATATATTTCATAATCTATTTTAGGCAGTTGAGATATATTATAACTATTATCAATTGCATTATAACAAACATCATATCCTATATCTTCTAATAATCCAATTGTTACTATACTTATTGGTAACACTGTCGCTATATTATTTACATTATATACATTAAACCATCTTGTCATTAGTTCATTTTCTAATCCAGGATGTGTTAATCCATTTATTGTCACCATTTTTGACACACTCCCTTTAACTCCCTCTTCAACAAATAAATTGTTTCCTGTATCATCTTCTATTGGTATACCTATTATCCTATTCTTATATGACACTATTTTTGTTACAAATGCTTCATATTGTTTCACCCCTTGTGGTCCTGAATAATATGGTTGGTTTAAAACATCATAACTTATAGGTGATGTTGGTAAATACCAATAATGACCAATTCCTAAAATGTTTCCGATCGCTCTTTGAATTCGTTGCTTTATACTTAAAATATTATTATTACTACTTATTACCCCATCTGTTTCTTGGCTTGTTAAAAATGTTTCTCTTAATATTATTTCACTTGCCAATGGAAAAATATTCCCAAAAGTCGTCCCATAACTTGTTGTTATCGAAGTTAATACATCTCCTTGTGAATCATCAAAGTTTTGAACTTTAAACAATATTTGATGCTTATAGTTAATGAAATCATTATAATTTTCAAATTTGGAAACTGGGGGTTTGTTTATCATTGTCACCCATCGGTTTATTGAATTTTCGATTATATCAATCAAAATCTCTTTGTGTTTATGTTCTATTATTGTAAAAGTTATAAATCCTATCTCAAATCTAAATGTATAGGCATCTGAATTTATACTTCCGTATCCTTTGCTTATATCTGGTATCCCATTTCTTAATATCACCTCTCTTTGTATATTATAAAACTCATAATTTTCACCGTTTTTATAACCCATTATTGTATTGTTTAAATCATCCACTTTACTTTCATATGTTTTTTCATTTATTCCAAATATCGCACACTTATTATGTGTTATATCTTCCTCAAACACATTTACTATTTGACTATTAATTCGCATTATTTTATAACACGGTTTATAGTGTGCTATTAATGTTCCATTGTTTGGACCCTTCATTTCGTTATTATATGTATACGTAGTTACTGTATCTACGTTTAAGTTCGCTATAATATACTGATTATTATAATTTCCTAGTATTTGTGCTTCTTGATAGTATAGTCCATTGTTATGTATTGTAACATTTCCTTTCCATTCTTTTTTATCATCACTGTTAAATACTGTAAATGATATATTTGCACTTGGTATTGTTTTTAAATTTCTATCTCTTATTGATAAATATGTGTTTATATTGCTTTCTTCAATCGCATTTGTAAATACAACTGTTACTTCTTGTGAATATACTGCTATATTTATATTTACAGGAATTATTGTTATTGATTCAATTTTTGTATCTCTCATCTATATTTTATTTATACATTTTATAAATAATAATATTTATTCTTGTAATTTATTCTTGTAATTTATTCTTGTAATTTATTCTTGTAATTTATTCTTGTAATTTATTCTTGTAATTTATTCTTGTAATTTATTCTTGTAATAAATATATTGTCGCATCTATCATTATTTTTGGCGAATCTATTGTTAAATCTTCAGTTGCACATTCACCTTCACAAGTACCAGGTAGATTGCTTTTATTCGCTTCAACACAATAATACTCTATTTTTAAACCTGCTTTTGTTACATATAATCCAAAATAATCTAATGATGTTATTTTTATCCTACTTAATAGTCCATCTGTGTCATATATTATGTTTCCGATTTCATATGATATCTCATAACTACCTTGCGAATTGGGCGGCAAATCTGTTATCTTTTTACATTGATAATTATTTCCTGTAACACTATTCCCATAATTTGCTACATATAATGAATATACCTCACTTGTATTATTTTGATAATTCCCGCTTATTGCCAATACCTCACAACTTAAACCTAAATGATTTCCTGGAAACATTGTTGCATACGTTGACCCAATTTTTGGTGTCGGTATTCCATTAAACGTTTTCCCATACATATTAAAATACAGTCCCATACTTTGAGGCAATATTGGCCAACCTATATGTGTATATGGTGATATACAACTATCATTATCTGAATTTCCTAAATTTAATATAATTGGACTCGGTATACTATGAATTTTATTGTTTTCAGAATTTATGTCAAATGTATTTCCTAAATCGGTAAAAAAACACGCAGTTGTGCAGTTATAATTTGACCTTCCACGT